TATACACAAAGACGCTTTTTTAGATTTTTTAGTAACTGATGAAAGTTTTTCTAAAGCGTATCCGGGTTTAGCTGAACAAATACCTAAAATAAAAACACCAGAAGACGCAGAAGATGTTGCTACTGCTATAGAGGTAGCTTTAATACAAGCAATGAAGTTTGGAGAGTACGACTTGTTTAATGACTATAGAGAATTTACAATACAATCGCTAGCTAACGTAGTTGAAGATGTTGATGACGATGACGATGATAATGATGATGATGAAACAAACACAGTCGCGGTTCAATTACAAAATAAAGGTCTTCAATATTTTCCTAAGTCAAGAATAGAAGAAAACAAAAAAGCTGTTGCCGCTGGCTCTCCTGTATTAGGTTTAGATGGTAAAAGATATTTACCTGAAAAAGACAGAACTGGAAAAATAATAGGTTATACAAACAATACAGAAGGTGTTAGGAATTTTTTACCTATAGACACTTTTAAATACAATAATATACTTTTTGGACAATCTGCATCAAAACTTCCTTAATAATATAAAATATGTTTGAATACGAATTAGACGGTGAAGTATTACAGTTCACCCAAGAAGAAGTTGATAAAAGGGCTAAAGAAAAAGGTCTAACAACAGAAGACTATTTAACTCAACATCCAGAGGTAAAACCTGTGAATGTGGAAAAGACAAACGACGCTGCGACACAGGGTGCGCCTGTAGCGTCGGAAACTACAGCACCCGAGAGTACGGAATTAAGTTCGGTAGATTTTTCTTTGGGCTTAAAAAACAAGATAGATAAAGTAGATAAATACGAAGGCACTAGTTTTATAAAAGGAAACTATAATATTGGCCAAAGAATTTATCAACTAAAGCAAGAAGAAGATTTTGAAAAAAGCTTAGAAACAAAACAGCCTAATCAAGACTTAGTTAATGCAGTGACTGCTTTGAGTAGTAGTTATAGTGGCGAAGTAGTTTCAATAGGAGAAGATATTATTGATCTATATGAAAAAGATGATATACCATCTGCTTTAGGCTTGATTAACGAGCTAGATAAATCAAAAAGAAGTATTGTTTCTGATTATTTAAAAGAAAAAAGAGGTTTTGATTTATTTTCTTTTGAAAACTCAATGGTACAAATACCTGAAGTAGAAGTTGGTAAAGATCCAGGCTTCGTAGGCCCGCCTGAGTTTAACTATACTCCAACAACTTCTGATATTATTAATTACAGAATATCAACTATTAACGAAGAGTCTGAATCTACTATAAGAGCTTGGGGAAATGAGTATTTTAAGCTCGATGATTATGATGCTTGGGTAAAAGAAAACAAAGGTTCTATGCAAAGTAGAACTCAAAATCGTTTTACTAAAATACAACTTCAAAGAGAAGACAAAGAAGAATATATAAAGCAACAAGGGGGAGATGCTGCTTGGGAGCTATACCAAGCTTTTGACCCAAACTTTGAAGGTGATTACACGGGTAATATAGATCTAAAAGATTTGCTAGCAAACGGAAAGATTGACAAAGAAACAGTAATGAACTCTGTGCGAGCTGCTAGATTTGAAAAAGCACAAATAGAAATTAGTAAAGAGCTTGGTAATCAAAATCCAGCTGGACAAATAGATTTACTAAGACAACTTCAAATAGCTGGCCAAGACGTCGGTGAAGCAGTTTATCAAAAAGCTTTTAACGAACTTTTTGATGGATATGAAATATCTTTAGCCGCTAGTTTAGGAACAGATGTAATTGATAAAAATTCTGCAGAAGATTTTATAAAAGTCTACAATTTTGCTAAAGCTCAAGAAAGAGTTAGTAAAGATAGTAAATATAATTTTGAAATAGCTCCTGGATATTTATTACGTAAAATTCAAGAAGTAAAAAGCAACGGATTAAATCGTATAGTTGAAGAAGTAGAAGCTAGTACTAAAGTAATTGAAGAAGATCTTAAAATAATAGAAAAAAACACAAATACTGTTGTAAAAATTCAAGAAGATTTATTAAATCAGATAGATGCTTTAGAAAATATAGAAAATCCTACTAGTGCGCAAATAATACAAAGAAATAATTTAATAGGACAGTATCAAGCTAATAGTACTTATTTAGAGCTAAACGCTACTTTTGATATTGCTGAAGTGTTTAACAAAATTAACGCAAATCGTGAGTTAGAAGTAGACATTATTAACACACAATTTGAAAGAGGTGAACTTAGTGAAGAAGCTTATTCAACAGCTTTAGCTAAAAACTATAACAATTGGGATAGAGCTTCAGCTAATATAGAAAATAGCTTGATCGGAGGTTATGAAGCTACGTTTGCTAGACTAGGAAATCTTTTTGGAGTTGATGAAGACAAAACTTTAAGTAGACTTATTGATCAACAAGAGTCTTTTGAGCAAGCTTTTGCTAATAAAATATTATATAGCCTTGAAAACTTTTCAGCTTCTTTTGGTATGGGTATAGCTGACAATGCTTCTACGTACTTAAACGGTATTTTAATGTTTACTCCTTTGAGCAAGCTTGCTTATTTAAATTATTTTGCCCAAGGAGCTGGTGGTTCGATACTAGAGCAAGAGCGAGCACAAAGAAATGCTACTTCTACAATACCTATATTAAAGCAAAAAATTTCTGAAGAGACAAATGAGCAAGAGCTTTGGAGATTAAATAGACAGCTAGAGCAACAAAATAATGCTTTAAACACTAATACTTTTCAAAGAAACGCAACTGCTTTGATATCTGGTTTTGCTGATATGGTTATGGAAAGATTTCTTGGTCAAGGTCTTATAGCTAGAAATTTTGCTAAATGGTCTAAAGTTGGTGCTAACGCTACTTTTATACAAAAAGCAATGGGTACTGGTAAAGCTTATGGTATAAGTTTTCTTACAGAACTGCCTGAAGAAACTTCAGTACAATTAATAAACAATTTTACTAATAGAACTTTACTAAATAGAGACATAAGCCTTTTTGATGGTTTAGATGGACAGTTTGTTGGAGATGTATTTCTTGGCGCTGGCGGTATGAGCACTATAGGTACTGCTAAAAATTCTTATAACGGTGTTAAAAACATATTTATTACTAGAAAAGAAAAACAAACTTTTCAAATAAAATTTGATGCTATAGCTAAAATAGATAATCAGTTAAAAAGCCCTAATATAAGTGCAGAGAAGAAAGAAGAGTTGTTAGCTCTTAAAGTGCAGAAGATAAAAGAAATGTTTTACGATAGTTCTAGAGTTATTCAAAAAGCTGAAAGCTTAACTGCAGATCAAATAGAACAAATAGGAGAGCTTGATAGAAAAAGACACAAAGCTAAACAAGAAATAATAAATCAAGCTTACAGTGGTGAATATGGCGAAAACATGTCTAACACTGACAAATCTATATTGCAAGACGCTAAAGATCAGTATGATCAGCTTAATGAACAAATAGAAGCTATAGCTGACACTGAAACAAAAAATCACGAAGAAGAAGCTAGCAAAGCAGTTAATAATCCTGAAAAGAAAAACACTAAATCTGAAGCAGAGCTAGTCTACGAGCAAGGCATAGCTTCTTTTCACAATAGCGCTGCTAAAGCTTTATCTAAGAAAAAAGGCTCTGGTTATACTGAAGTTTCTGAAGATCAACTTACTGACGAGTTTTTCGCTCAAGTTCAACAAGACAACGACTTGTCAGACGAAGATATAAACAAATTAAAACAAAAAATAGCAGCAGGAGACAACGCTGCTTTTGTTGATGATGGTAAAAAAGGTAATATTTATGTTTTTACAACTAATCAACAATTAAATATTTTACTTGGAACAGGGTTAGAAGGTAAAATAGCTGCAGTAGCTGGTCTTCACGAAGTATTGCATAAAGAAAATAGAGATCAAGGCATAATTAAAGACGGAGAAGTAGTAGAAGCTGCTAAAATAGGTATTGAAAGCCTTGACTCTTTAATGAAAATAAAGTTTGAAAGAGGTAAAATAACAAAAGAAACTTACGATACATACGTAAATCGTAAAAAAGCATACGATAACGATGCACAAGACAATAGCGCAGACTATGAAGAAGTACTAAACTTAGTAGGTGATCTAGTTACTGTTGGCGCTATTAAAAGAAGTGATTTTAATATGCTTTTTGGTATTAAAAACTTTTTAAACAAAACTTTAGCTATAACGCCGCTAGGTAAAAGGTTAAATACTTTTATAGACTTTAGCGACAATGATACTATTTTTAGCTATATATCTAGCTTTAACAAAGCTGCTTACGAAAATAGAATATTAAGAGGTGGTGTTACTAGAGAAGAAGAAGCTAAAGATATAAAAACATCAAAAGAAGCTTCTGACGCGGTGCAAAGAATATATGAAGAGCAGGGCGCTAGCGGAGCTTTTGATATATTTGAACAATTTAAGCCTATTACTACTCGTATAGCTAGAAGATTTAGAGATGTACCTGGTTATGATGAACAGTTAGTTATTGATGAAATAGAAACTGGTAGAAGAGGTATATTCGATCTTATTAGAGAATACAAA